AAAAATGGCCCCCCTTATTTTCTAGCGGCGGTAGTATTTATATATAACCTTTGAAATAAATTTTTTATGAAAATTAACAGAAAAGCATTTATAGAGTCAGTCACCGATACAACGCTTGGTGCAGTATTTAACTTTCCAATATCATGGGCCACCCTTGCTCTCTTGCTCATGTTCACTACTGACGCGCTTTTTATTTCTGTAGTCCAACTCACAGTCCTCACCGTCGCTGCTATTATTAGACGTTACTGCACAAGAATTTATTTTGATGAGATGAACAAGAAGAATGAAGTATAGTCCGCAACAAGAACAAGAGCTGATGACCGAACTATGGTCACCAATAGTCAAAGATAATCCGTACAACTTTGTTAAATATTGCTTCCCTTGGGGACAAAAGGACACCCCCCTCGAAGATTTTGAAGGACCAAGGCAATGGCAAGAAAAAATTTTGCGAGAAATTACAACGCATATCCAACGTAACGAAAGAGTCGATATGCCAGAGATGTTTAGGCTCGCCGTCGCCTCTGGTCGCGGTATAGGTAAATCTGCTCTCGTCGCCTGGCTAATTATCTGGATGCTCTCCACGCGCTTGGGGTCGACGATTATTGTTACCGCTAACACCGAACAACAATTACGCTCAAGAACTTGGGCTGAGTTAGGTAAATGGCTAACGCTTGCCATAAACTCGCATTGGTTTACTAAAACCGCTACTGCAATTAAGCCTGCGGCTTGGTTTGAAGAAGCGTTGATTAGAGATCTTAAAATCGACACAGGTTATTACTACGCGCAAGCGCAACTGTGGAGCGAGGAAAATCCTGACGCTTTCGCAGGGATTCACTCTAATTACGGCGTTTGCCTGATTATGGATGAGGCATCTGGTATACCTGCGCCGATTTACTCAGTCTCGGAAGGATTCTTCTCAGAACCAACTACCGATAGATATTGGTTTTGTTTTTCTAATCCAAGACGGAACACAGGTCCGTTTTACGACTGTTTTCACAGCAATCGCTCTTTTTGGAAGAACGAACAAATTGACTCGCGCACCGTTGAAGGCACAGATAAAGAATTATTTCAGCGCATGCTCGAACAATACGGGGATGACTCTACTGTTGCCAGGGTTGAGGTAATGGGAGAGTTCCCCCGTGCCGACGACGATACCGTTATTCCAATGGAGTTAGTCCGCGCTGCAATAGACCGAGACGTAGCACTAACGGCGAGTGAGCCGATTTTATGGGGTTTAGACGTAGCCCGCTTTGGCGGTGACTCTAGCGCGTTGTGTGTGCGCCAGGGTAATACTGTCTTTGAGATAACTAACTTTCAATCTATGGATCTTATGCAGCTCTGCGGAGTTGTGAAAAATAAATTTGACGATTGTACGGCGATGGAAAGACCGCAAGAAATATTAATCGATGTGATTGGTTTAGGAGCTGGCGTCGTCGATAGGTTAGCCGAACAGAATTTACCTGTGCGCGGTGTCAACGTTGCCGAAGCGCCAAGTACGAAAAAGAATTATTTAAACTTACGAGCCGAGTTATGGTTCAAGGTAAAAGATTGGTTGGCGCAGCGTGATTGCAGACTTCCTAACGATGATGAGCTTGTTTCTGAATTAGCTGCGCCGTCTTACAAATATACTTCAACAGGCAAAATAAAAATAGAGTCAAAAGAAGAAATGAAGAAAAGAGGCATCAAATCACCAGACAAAGCCGACGCACTCGCGCTGACGATGGCAAGTAGCGCCGCAAGTTTTGGTGGCGGTGAGAGCTTTATGGGGTATAATTTTCGCAAGCCTGTTAAATCGAGAATAATACGAGTTGGCTAATATGGCAGAAGAAAAGAAAACGAAAGAAGAAGTAGCAGAAGCATCTATGATGCTCGACCTATCGGCGCAACTAAAAGTCGAGATGGATGACGCGAAAGATTACAACAATCAAGTTGGTCAAGAACGCGCCGAATCAACAGAATATTATTTAGGTAATGAGCCAGAAGCAACTAGCTCATTGCAATCTTATTACGTCTCAACCGACGTTAGAGACACGGTATTGTTTATGTTGCCGTCTATCATGCGTACTTTCTTTGGCACAAAAAAGATTGTTGAATTTGTACCTAAAGGCCCAGAAGATATTCCGATTGCAGAACAACAAACCGATTATATTAATTACATAGTCCAAGAAAAAAACTCAGGCTTCCAAGTTTTATACGATGCTTTCAAAGACGCACTTATTCGTAAAACAGGTTTTGTGAAAGCGTATTGGGATGACAGTCTTTCAACCACAACGCATGAATACACTAATATTTCACCGCCTGCTTACCAAGCATTAGTGATGGATAAAGACGTTGAAATATTGTCTGAAACAGCAACCGAAGAAACAATAACAACTCTCGACCCTATGTCTGGCCAAGAAGTAACGCAAGTTATACCTGTGTCTTACGATTTAACAATTAGGCGAGTTAAAGCTAAAAACCAAGTTGTTTTAGAGTCTGTACCGCCAGAAGAAGTCTTAATAGCTAGACATGCTAGATCTATGAAAGACTCTTCTTACGTTGCTCACCGCATGATTAAGACGGTAAGCGAATTAGTTGCAATGGGTTACGACAAAGAAGAAATAGAACAATACGGCGGCGAAGGTTCTTTACTAGATCCGTTAGCTTTTGACGAGCAACAAGCAAGAAACCCACACGACAATATGGTTTTTCCAGATTCAGGTGCTAGTAAAAATGTTTTATACATAGAGCATTTTATTTACTACGACATGGACGATGACGGTATCGACGAATTATTAAGAGTATGTACGTTAGGTGACGCTCTCCACATTATCAACGTAGAGCCTTGCGACGAAGTGCCGATTGTTATGTTTTGTCCTGACCCCGAACCACACACAGCAATCGGCTCATGTCCTGCGGATTACGTTAAACCAATCCAAGCAGCTAAATCACAAATTGTTAGAGATACTTTAGATTCTCTTGGTCATTCAATCTTTCCAAGAATGGGTATTGTTGAAGGTCAAGTCAACGTTGACGATGTGTTAAACACCGACATAGGGCAACCGATTAGAATGAGAGCGCCAGGTATGGTGCAACAACTAACAACACCGTTTGTTGGTAGAGAGGCTTTTCCTGTGCTTGGTTACTTAGACGAAGCCAAAGAAAACAGAACAGGAGTTTCCAAAGCAAGTGCAGGTTTAAATGCCGACGCATTGCAAAGCTCAACAAAAACTGCGGTTGCCGCTACCATGTCTGGAGCGCAAGGCAGAGTTGAAATTATTTGCCGACACTTTGCTGAGAACGGTCTAAAAACTTTATACGGTTTAATCAATAACTTAGTTATCAAACACCAAGACGCACAAGATGTGTTCAGACTTAACAATCAATTTATTCCTGTTGACCCAAGATATTGGGATAGCGACAAAGATATAGTTGTTAACGTTGGTATATCTAAAACTAGCGATGATGAAAAGATGTCAGCGCTCACCGCGTTTGCTGGTAAACAAGAACAAATATTGCAACAACTAGGACCAAACAATCCTTTGGTAAGTTTGCAACAATACGCTAACACGCTGTCTAAACTTATCGAAATGGCAGGTTTCAAAGACGTTACTAGCTTTATCAATACGCAAGTACAACCTATGCAACCACCACCACCCAAACCAGATCCTGCTGAACTGCTCGCGCAAGCTGAAGCTCAGAAAGCACAAGTACAAGCGCAGAAAGCAGTCATTGACGCAGAGACTGACAGGATGAAAATTATCATGGATGACGACAGACAACGTGATATAGAAGAAGCACAAATACGCCTAAAAGCACTCGAATTGCAGGGTAAGTACGGCACACAGGTTAACATTGCTGAAATCAATGCTATTATGGAAAGAGACCGCGAAATGATTAGAGAAGCGGCCAAAATTCAAGCGCAAGGATTATTTAGCAATGAGCCACCAACCAGATAAGTATTACGATTTAGAAGTTTTAGCAGGCGATACTATTTATAGCGCTTACGAACTCAAAGCAAAATCATTTGACCAAGCATTAAAGATTATGCAGGTCTTATGCGATGAGACTATTTCCAAAGATTCCGAAGTAATTTATTATAGAGAACAAACAATACACTAATGGCAAAAGACCCTAGGTTAAAAAGAATTGGCGTTTCTGGTTATAATAAACCAAAACGAACACCAAGCCATCCAACCAAATCGCATGTAGTGGTTGCCAAAGAAGGCAGTAAAATAAAAACGATTAGGTTTGGTCAACAAGGCAAGACAGGTGACAAAACTATGACTAAGAGAGCCAAATCATTTAAAGCTAGGCACGCTAAAAATATAGCTAAAGGTAAAATGTCTGCTGCTTATTGGGCTAACAGAGTAAAATGGTAAGAAAATTTAAGAAAGTAGCAAAGACTAAAAAGGGCGTACCTAAAAAGTATTTGAAGGGAGCGAAAAACAAATCTAAAAGAGAAAGAGAAATATTAAATACTATGAAACTCTACAAGATGGGTAAACTAACTCCTGCAATGATGAATAAAATATCTAAACAAAGGAGCAAAGGATGAGCGCAAAAGAAGATGTCATAGACAAATATCATAAGTCTAGCGGTATTTCTAAATCAGTTTTGAGAAAAGTTTATTCTAGGGGTGCGGCGGCTTATTTTTCGTCAGGCTCAAGACCAAAGACTTCTCAACATGCCTGGGCCGCAGGACGAGTTCGATCTTTTGCTACTGGTAAAGGTGGCGCTAGAAAAGCCGATGCAGATTTATTAAAACGAAAAAAATAAAAATGAGGTAAAAAATGAAACACGGAATGAAAAAAACTAAAGCTAAAAAACCAGCCATGAAAAAGAAAAAAGGAATGAAAAAATACGGAAAATAATATGCCTTTTAAAAAATACTCACCTAAGCAAAAGAAGTTAGCTAGAGTTGCTAAACCTAGAAACAAAATAACTGGCGCCGACTTTAAAAAACTAAAAGCTAAGAAAAAGAAAAAGTGAAAAAAGTTAAAGCTCCCAAAGGTTATCACTTTATGAAAAGCGGTAAAACTTATAAACTTATGAAACACGAAGGTAAGTTTGTTCCGCACAAAGGAGCTTCTTTAGAAGCTAAGTTCGAAGTACAGAAAAAGCATAAATAATTTAGCCTTCGTCAAAGGCTATGAATGAAATTGTAACCATAATAAATGAAGTAGGCTTTCCTATAGCGGCTACGCTTGGGTTAGGTTTTTTCTTGTGGAAGTTGCTGAATAAAATAGTTAACGGCATGGAGCAAAAAGTAGACGTAGTTGATGACAAGATAAATGAGTCGTTACAAGCTGTAGAGAAAAGATTAGACTCTAAATTAGATTCCCAAACACAAATACTAATTCAGTTGATTGACAGAGTGCGCTCTGTTGATAATGAAATTATTAGACAGGACATACTTTTAAAAACTATTCTAGGTGTTCCAAACTTAATAGAAAAAGATAAAATAGCTAAAGCAAATCAAAAAGATAAGAGGAAAGACTAATGCCAGATCCTATTACAAATTCAGTTGTTGGTATTGCAGGTAGCGTACTAAATAAATTTGTCGCAGACAAAAACTTAAAAATGACGCTTGAGCATGAACTCAAGACTCAATTACAAACCGCCAACCTTGCGCAAATAGAAGTTAATAAAATAGAAGCCGCTAGTAAAAATTGGTTTGTAGCTGGCTGGAGGCCGAGTGTCGGTTGGGTATGTAGTCTAGCTATGATGTATCACTTTATTCTTGCACCTATGATTCAATTTGCTGTTGGCATAGCTGGCATACAAGTTGCTTTGCCTGAATTTGATTTTAGTCAACTATCAACAATCTTGATGGCTATGCTTGGAATGGCAGGACTCAGAACTTTTGAAAAGAAAGAAAAAGTAACAAAGGGAAACTAATGTCTTGGGAAAATTTTCACTTAGATGAATTTGCTTGCAGACATTGTGGTAAAAATTTAATAAGTCATAACTTAGTAGATAGATTACAAAGTTTACGAACAGAGTTAGCTTTTCCATTTGTCATAACTTCTGGTTACAGATGCCCAGAACATCCGAACGAAATAAATAAAAGTAAAGTTGGCACACACGCAATGGGCTTAGCAGTAGATATTTTGTCTTACGGAGAACAAGCGTATAAAATTATTGCTACAGCGCCTAAGCATGGATTTACAGGTATAGGCGTAAATCAAAAAGGTCAAGGAAGGTTTATACATTTAGATATTGCAGATGAAACACACGGTAAACAAAGACCAACTGTATGGAGTTACTAATGGAAGCTGATCCTATGTTTTTCTGGAACGTCTTGATTACTTTGATTTTTGCGCCACTTCTATATAATATTAGAGCTAATACAGGTGAAATTAAAAGGATAGATATTCTTTTAAATAAAACTAGAGAAGAGATACCGACAAAATATGTCACAAAAGATGAAATGAAAGAAGATTTTGAAAGACTGTTGGATCGCTTTGATCGCTTAGAAGAAAAATTAGATAAAATATTACAAGCATGAGTTTAGGACAAATAGCAGACGACATATTAGGTATAGACCCTAGCGGAGAAGGAATATTTGGTAGCTTTAGAGACAACCCAGAGTTAGGAGCGTTAGCTTCTATTGGTTTATCTTTTGTACCTGGTGTTGGACCAGTATTAGCAAACACAATTCCACAGGCGTTAACAGCTATGGCAGCACCTAGCGCTCCAGCAGGAATGTTGTCAGGACCAGCTCCTTCTATGGGCGGCGGTTTACTGGGTAGCCCAATGGACACTTCTGCTTTTGATTACGCAAGAAGCATTGCAGGTGGTATGCCTTTTAGCCAAGTAGTACAACCTGGCATGTCATTCTCACCGACGCAACCTATGGGTCAACAACTTACACCGCAAGCACCCATGCCTGCACCAAAACCAATGATTCCTATGAGGCCAGCTCCAGAGATTAACCTAAAACCTTCAATCGCTCCAGTAGGCGCTGGTGCTATGTCGAGAGAAGAAATGGAAAGAATTAGAGCGTTGTTAGGTCCTAGGGAAATTGCATAATTTATGTCAGAAAAACAAAGAGCAATCCTAGACGGATTGGAAGCGGAGAAAATATTAGAGAGTGAGGTTTTTAAAAAAGCTCTTGAATCTCTTAAAGCAGAATATATTGCTTATTGGTTAAGCAATAGAGATATTGACGACGTTAAAACGAGAGAAGATTTACACAGATCCATATTGTTACTACCAGAGATAGAAAGGCATCTACGCATCATTGCTGAAAAAGGCAAGATTACAAAACATCAAGTAAATAAACTTAAATAACTTACACATTTGCACTTTTTGGTTTAAAATTGCTTAAAACCACAGGAGTTTTATATGGCAACAACGGAAAAACCGATTGCATTACAAACTGATTATCAAAAATCAGTTGCATCTTTTGAAAGTTTTCTATCTCCAGAAGAAGAGCAAATAGAACAAACAGAAGAAATTATAGAAGATGAGTTAATTGAAGAAGCTGATGAAGCTGTAGAGATTGATGAATTGGAGGAGGTAGATCAAGAAGATTTACCAGAAGAAGAGTTTGAAGAACAAAGCGAAGTTGAAGAGGTAGAGCAACCTCAAGTTTACACGGTCAAAGTAGATGGTGTAGAACAAGAGGTAACGCTTGAAGAACTGCAACGCGGCTATTCGAGACAACAAGACTATACGAGAAAAACTCAAGAACTGTCACACGAGAGAAAAACTCTTGAACAACAGCAAGCAGAGTTAGCTCAAAGAGATGCAGTTTATTCTCAACTGCTACCAAAAATGGAAGCCCAGATTATGGGCGATATAGAGAATGAGCCTGATTGGGCGAAACTGAGCGAAGAAGATCCAATCGCTTACGTTAGAGAAAAACAGGTATGGGATCAGAAAAAGGAAAAGCTCCAAGCAGTTCAAGCTGAACAACAAAGGCTTCAACAAGAAGCCGCAGTTAAACAGCAAGAACAAGTTCAACAAATGGTTGAATTTGGGCAGCAAAAACTTTTAGAAATTGTACCTGAGTGGTCTGACGAAAAGATTGCTAACAAAGAGAAATCTGAAATTAGGAATTACGCGATAGAAACTTTAGGATTTAGTCCTCAAGAAATGGATCAAGTCTATGACTATAGAGCTTTACTTGGTTTGCGAAATGCTTGGCTACAAAGCCAAACTGCAACCGCAGCTAAGAAAAAGCCTACACAAAAAGCCTCAGTTAGAGCAGGTAAACCAGGCGCATCAACTAGAAAAGTAACGGTAGCACCAGAGAAAAAATTACGTCAAAGGTTGGCCAAATCTGGAAAAACAACAGATGCGGCTAAAGTTTTTGAACAAATGCTTAATAAATAAGAGGTAAAAAATGGCACAAGTTACAAATGCTTTCGATTCATATGAAGCGATTGGTAACAGAGAAGATTTAGCAGATATTATTTATAATATTTCTCCTACTCAAACACCTTTCCTTTCAGCTATCGGAAAAAGAAATATTTCAAACGTCCAATTTGATTGGCAGACAGAAGTTTTACCAACTCCATCTTCAACAGGTCAACTTGAAGGATTCGAGTTAAGTAAATCTACGTCTACTAATACAACTAGGGCAACCAACGTAGCGATGATCTCAAGTAGAGACGCTACAGTAACAGGATCTCAAGAGGCTACTGACACGGCTGGTAAAAACTCTGAGATGGCGCACCAACTAGCTATTATGGCTAAAGCTCTGAAAAGAGACATGGAAGAAGCGCTTACTCAGAACATTGCCAAAAATGCTGGTAATGTCTCTACTGCGAGACAAACTAGATCTTTGGAAACTTGGTACGCTACCAACGTAAACAAAGCTAGTGATGGCGCAAACGGATCTGACTCAGCAGCTAGAACTAACGGAACTAGAAGAGATTTAACCGAAGCTATGGTTAAAGATGTTCAACAACAATGTTTCGCTAGTGGTGCAGAGCCTTCTTTATTGATGGTTGGACCTTACAATAAATCAGTTATATCTGGTTTTACAGGTAGGTCTCAAGCTAGACAATTTGTCGACGCTAACACTATCGAGGCTTCTGTCTCTATCTACTCTGGAGATTTTGGTGAACTACAAGTAGTTCCTTCAAACAGAAGTAGAGAACAAGCTGTTCACTTGTTAGACCCAGAATACGCTGCTGTAGCATATCTTAGAGATTTTGAAACTGTTGATATTGCAACGGTGGGCGACGCCGACACAAAAATGATTTTGTGTGAGTACGGCTTAGAAATGAAAAATGAAGCTGCACACGGTATCGTGGCAGATGTCAAAGTATCATCTACTGACGCTGGTTAATAACTAAAAAAGGGAGGGTTATCCCCTCCCTTTTTTTACATGGCAATACGCACAATCATAGATCACACCACAGGCCTCAAAAACGAATTTGTTACTGAGGACAACAAACACATATACCACACCACGCAAGACGTTAAACCTGTTTTAGACGCAGTTAAAAACTATAGTGAATTGCAACCTGGCAAAGAATTTAGGCATGTAGCCGAGATACCTATGGTAATATATCAACAGATGTTACGAGAAGGATCTACTAAAGATAAAAAGCATCTTAAAAAATGGTTAAACGATCCAGACAATAAAATGTTTAGAGTTTGGAAAGGCAAAATATGACGTATTCAGAATTAAAAACAAGGATTGCTAGTTATTTAAACAGAAGTGATTTAACTTCTGAGTTAGATGGTTTTATTGACCAAACAGAAGCGGAGTTGAATAGAAGATTAAGAGCTGCCGACATGGTTAAAAGAGCAACAGCTACGGCAGAACTACAATATTTATCTTTACCCACAGATTGGTTAGAAGTTATAAACGTAGAAATTACTTCAAATGATTTTAAGCCTGTATTACAACAATCTATTGAGTCTTTAGACGTACATAGGGCAGCAAACGACAACATAACAGGCCAACCAATTTTTTATGCAATAGTGGATAACACAATGGAGTTCTCTCCAAAACCAGATAAAGCATACACTTTACAACTTACTTACTATGAAAAAATTGCAGCGCTTAGTGATTCCAATACAAGTAACTTTGTATCTAATAATCATCCTGACGTTTATTTATATGGCGCTTTAAAACACGCATCATTGTTTCTTATGGAAGATGACAGAGCTGCTAGATTTAGCGCTTTGTTTGAAAAAGCATTAGAAGAAATAAGACTTCAAGAAGAGAATAAAGAATTTAGTAAAGGCTCACTATTACCAAGAAGAAGAACTTATGGTAAGGCTAAAAAAAATGTATACTTTATGAGTTAATAAGAGGAAAAAATGTCTGGATTTACTGATTATTTAGAAGATGCTTTATTAAAGCACGTTTTTACAAACACAGCGTACACTTCACCAACAACTGTGTATGCTGCTTTATTTACTGTAGCTCCATCCGATACTGGTGGCGGTACTGAAGTTTCTGGTGGAGCTTACGCCAGACAATCAATGGCTTTTTCTGTGTCAGGGACAGGCACATTAGCAACTAACTCTGCTGCGGTAGAATATCCAACTGCAACTGCTGATTACGGAACGGTTGTAGCTGTAGGTATATTTGATGCTAGCACAAGCGGTAATTTATTAGCATACGCAAACTTAACAACTTCAAAAACTGTCTCTTCAGGAGATGTATTTAGATTTAACGCAGGTGACGTAGATATAACCCTGACGTAGAGTAATGTCCGAACAAACCTATAATTTTGGACGTTACAACAAGTCTAATTGGAATAATCTTCAATACGATTTTGGTGCGGTAGCTGTTACAGGCGTATCAGCTTTTACTGCTGATGGTCGTAAAATTAATTTAGGCGCTAGTGCTGTAAGTCTTGCTTCTAGCACATCTGCTAGTGGTTTAAGAATACTTAACACCGATGCAGCTACTATAAGCACGACAAGTATTGTCGCTGTTGGTATACAAATAGATTTAGGCGCTTCTGATATATCAGCAGTTTCTAGCCTGGCGGCCACTCCAAGAATAGTTTTCTTAGGCGCTTCTAATGTAGAAGGTGTATCTGCTCTAGTGTCTGTTAGTTCAGTATTAAGAACATCGCCAGCAGATGTATCAGGAACAAGTAGTTTTGTATCTCTTGGTGGTTTAAAATGGGAAGAAGAAATAGTCGCTGGAACAACTTTTACAGAACAAACTGTAGCAGATGGGATCTGGACAGAACAAACGGTTTCTGCGGCTACATATACAGAATTAGATAAACAGGCTTCAGCGTAATGGCAGATACTACAACAACAAATTTATCGTTAACTAAACCAGAGCTAGATGTTTCTACCAACTGGGGACAAAAGTTAAACGCTAACTTAGATGCTATTGATGCAATCTTTAGCGGTACTGGTACAGCCGTATCACTTAATATTGACGGTGGAGATATTGCATCTGCTGTAACTATAAATAAATCACCTGTCATTACACTAGGTGGCGATCTTACAGGTAACGTTACACTTACTAATTTAGCTAGTGGTACTTTGTCAGCTAGTTTAGTTGCTGAAAGCGTACAAGACATAGTAGGACCTATGTTTTCATCTAATACTGAAAACGCTATTTCAGTCGGCTACGAAGACAGCGATGGCACAATAGATTTATCTGTATTAGTAGACGATAGTTCTATAGAAATTAATTCCCTTAACAATACCTTAAACGTCAAAGCATCAGGTGTAACAAATGCTATGTTAGCTGGCTCTATTGCAAACTCTAAATTAGCTAACTCATCAATTACAGTTAGTGATGGAAGCAATACAACGGCAACAGCACTTGGCGGAACTATT